GATAAGCAAAAAGAGGTAATTTACTACGATTTTATAGTAAGGTCAACAGCTTTTGGTTTGAACATCATGCTTAGAGAACCTTTAAAAGCATGTCCACCAAAGTGTGTTAATTCAGTAGTAGCATCCGCGTATATTTTTCCGCCTGTGTCTACCCATAATTTACAGAAACAAATATCTTCTCCTAAATAACCATTTTTAGGATCAACACCTGTTTCAAAGAATGTATACCAATCTTCATCCATAATCTCTACTTTATTACCTACTAACTGTTTATTAACAGTTTTTTTATCTGGATATGCTTTCTTTAATTTTTCAAATGCTTGTTTTTTAATCATCATAAATCCAGTTGGTCCTGCAGTAATTTCTACAAAGCCATCTTTACCTAATTTAACATCATCTTTATTAGGAAAGTGTACAATAAACTGTAATCCATAATTAGCTCCAAATCCTTTAACAGCGTATGGAGTTAAAACTACGTCTTCATCTTTTTCTAATAATCTATAAATAGCATCTGGTTCAAATCCAATATCCGCGTCTATAAAAAGAAAATGCGTGCAGTCTGATTTCATAAATGACGCTACACAATTATTTCTAGCTTGTGTAACTAAAGCCATTCCTGACTGTAAGTGGATTGCAGTTGATACTTGTAATCTTGGGTGTTGAGTTGATACGAATCGCATTACGCTATTCATGTAATTAGTAGTAACTTGATGCCCGAAAGCAGGAGTTGCTATAAATAATTTAATCTGCTTTTTTTTGTTGTCTGACATAATTTAAAAAGTTTTTCCATTCTTGTATTCTTGTGTTCCAAGAATAATATTTTTTATAGTATTTAGTTTGCATTTCTAAGTCGTCTTTATATATATTATTTTTATAATTGTCTATAACTGAATTTAATGTCTGTGCATATCTTTCAATTAAATTTTGAACACCTGAATCAAATTCAATCATCGTTGCAAATTCACCACATGTTTCTGGAAGAGCACCATAGTTAGTAGTTACTACATGACAGCCAGCTGACATCGCTTCAATAGCAGCAAGACATGATGTTTCTTCAAATATACTTGGGTAAGCATAGATATGAGTATCTTTTAATAATTCTCTTATTTGAACATTAAGACCATAACCATGATAATTAACATTCTTTGTATTCTTACATTTTTCAAATAATGCATCAAACTTACCTTTTTCAGATTCTTCAAATGCATCACCGTAGATCTTAGTTGATGAAAATATATCAACTTCAAAATCATCTCTAGTTTTATTTAAGATATCAATAGCTTTAATAAGAATACCTAAACCTCTCCATGGAGTTGAAGTATAAGCAATTTTAATTCTACCTGCTTTATTTCTATTGATTTCTTCAAATTCATAAGTTGCGTTTTTAATAATAAATGATTTGTATTCTGGTATTTGAAAATGTTCTCTAAACTTATTATATTGCCAATGACTAACATAAACAAAGTAATCTACTGAATCTACAAACTTACGATCACGCATGTATTGAACATTAGGTTGATCATAACTTAAATGTTGCCAAACAACATTGATCTTATCTTTTTGAATTAATGAGGGATGACAAATAGAACCAATTAAATTAATTCCATCAATAGATTCTGAATCTAATTGACTAATCAATTGTTCTTTTAATATCTCTGTTCCACCTTTTGGAGTCATTTTATATTTCTATTTATAAACAATCCATCGACTTGAATCAAGTGATTATTTGAATACATAAGATCAAATAAATCAACAAACCCAAAACCAAGACTATGTAAATAAGACACAACCTCCTCTATTTGAGGTGCACCTTTATTATATTGATATGTTTGTAATTCTAATAATAAGTATTTTGTATTCTTTATTATAGGTAAAGCTCCTTTAATAATATTAAGTTCAGATCCTTGGACATCCATTTTAATTAAATCAAATCCTTTTTCTGAACCTAATAAAGTCGTTAATGTTATTGCTTTTCTTTTTTCTGGTTTAAATTCATATTCAGTATTTTCAGGATAAATACCATTTCCTGTAGGAACTCCATTTAAACATTTATAATAATAAACTTCTTCATTATCTTTTGATCCTAATAAAGCTATTTTATAATTACCTATTTGTTTTAGAATATCTTCTTTTTCTGTATTAGCTTCTATCATTAATACATCTGCATCTGGATAAATGCTTGTAAATAATCTTGACCACTGACCTTCATAAGCGCCAATATCTAATACATTGTTAAATTCAATGTTTAAACTTTTATAGTGATTAAATCTCTTCTCGTGTGGTGTCATTATGTTTTACTAAATAATGGAATAGGGGGAACTATAATTTTAACATCACGTCTTATATCTTTAGGATCAACAGTCTTATCAGCTTGCGCTTCTGCTTCATCCTTATAGATGTATCCAGTCTTTAAATTTACGATTGTGATTTCTGAATCACAAACAATTCTTATTTCTTCCATTTAATTCGTTAACGTTCCTCTGTTCACCTCTAATATTGATACAATACCTGATACACTACTAGCTACACTTGTGTCAATATATAAAACGTCATATTCTTGTAATACGATTGGTCCATTAGCTAGATTACAAGTTGTTGGACCTGTAATAGAAGCATAAGCTACAATAGTTGTAGAATAGGTAGTAGCGGTTGCGGAACTTGCAACTGATACTTTAACTACTTTAGATCCTGATTGATTTGCTATTTGAATGTTTTGAATGATAGCACGAGCTGTAGCATTACAAGTATATACCGATACACTTGTTGTTGTAGTTCCTGCAAAAAATACTCTTTTATATACGTTACTCATTGTGTTAAATCGTAAAATGTTAAAGAACCTATTATAGATCCTGATCCCGAAAGAGTTCTTACTCCAATAGTATAAATATCACTTACTCCAGCAAGGGAAGCACCTATTTGATAATCCCAATTAAATGCTGAAATTGGATTTAATGGAGATGTTCCTTGATTAGAAGAAGCAGCATAATCTATTTGACAAATTGTTCCACCACTCATTGCAGTTGAAGAAACATCAAATTCAACGTTTGCATCAGAAGCTACAGCTGAATAAGAAGCTCCTGTTAATGTTGCATTTTTAACAAGTTGTATTTCAAAATTATCAGCAGAAGTAGGTATAACTTTAACAGCACTTGGTAATACAACTGCTCCTAATGCAGTTGATGCAAGTCTAATAGATATCAAAGGTAATAATGTTGTTCCAACACTTCCTAATGCAGTTGATCTTCTTGCGACATGGTCTATAGAAGATTGTTGATATCCACCTTCTGAAATAACAGTTGAACATATTTGTTTCATACTAGAACTAGATGCAGTTACTCCAGTGTTTGTTATTTCATAACGAAGGGGTAATATTGCAGTTGTCATATAAACAGATACTTGAGCATTTTCATTATCAAAAGTATGACAAACTACAAATTGACCATCTTGAAAAAACCCACAACGTACTCTACCTACTCCTAACCATTCAAAATCAAAAAATAAAATTTGTGTTTTAGTTACATCTAATGTGATTCCGCTAGGTCCTGTTCCATCTAATTTATCACCATTCCAATTTGCTTGAGTAACTGTTCTAATATCACTAGGAGTTCCTGGTGTAGGTAAAGAATTAGATCTTAATACAAAAGAAAGTGTTGAATCGTTTTGTTGAAAAAATAAACCATTTTGAGTATTAAAAAAACCAACTCTTTGTCTTAAATTAGTTTTAGCAGCGTTCATTGTAAATGTTTCAAGAGTTAATAAAGATTTACCAGGTTGATATGGAAAAGATCTATAAGTTTGACGAACCACTTCAGATCCAGAAGAAGTTGTTACATCCATTCTAACTGTTGCTTCATTAGATAAAAAAGTAGTTGAACCACCTGTTGCAGTAGATGTATCAAATTGATTATCTGCAAAATATCTATTTTGAGAATCAAATAATGTATAAGGTTCTGAAACTCTTAATCTTCCAAATGCATCATAAGATGTATCTGTAAATTGTACATAAGAAGGATAATTAGGACCTGAATTTACATTATCGCAAGACATTAACAACCACCTCTAGTTATATAAAACCACGCTTCCGCTTCGTTAGCATCCTGAACATCTTGTGTAAAAGTATTATTTAATTGTAATACCATCTGCTCTAATGTTCTAATAATTTGGTTTAACTGAGCAGGATTATACTCAGGCGTAGCGTTTGCAAGTCTTGGTTGTTCTAGTTTAGCCATTATCTTAAACCATCTGGTTGCGCATCTATACGTAAAGTACCAAATCTAAATGTAGTTGCTGCTGTTGAATTTGGTGGATCATTTCCATCAACTGTTGACATTTTAATAGCTACTTGTCGTCCACGCGCGCGCATGTCAACTTTAGTTGTTGTTGAATAAACAACAGTGCTAGACGCAACTCGGACAGTAGATCCTGGGTATTGTCTTACTAAAAACTCCATTTGAACTCCACCTTGTTGGTTTTTAAAATCAGGAATATAACGTTTGATAAACATAGAATCATTACTATCACCAATTGCAAATTCAGCTGTTTGTATATAAGCTGGGATATAATATCCATCTGCTTGATTACCGTATTCTTGGTTATATAATGTAGCTCTTCCTGGTGATAAACCAATAACAGTAGGTTCAGCCAAAGAAGTTGAAGTGTTATCATAAGAAGCTGCTAATGGATAAGCAAATATATCTCTTGGAGCCCAAACAGTTCTAGCTAAAGTTCCAATAGTCCAAACATTTTCTCTGTAGTTATAAGTTACCACTCTATTAATGTAGTTTGAATTTTGAGAAGCATAGAACCAACTTACTTCTGCAAATTGAAGATTAACCCCTGCGTATGTTGTAAATTGTTCTTCATCATCTATATCGCTATAAACATAATCTTGTACAGTACATGGAATTTGTTTTACAACCCCGTCAAATAGGAAGAATCCACCGTTCGACATCCAATAAACCACGTTCTCCGCTTCAACAGCAGAGTGAGGAGATATAGCTCCGCAATTTGTACCTACTTGTTTAAATGAAAATGTATATGGAGGTCCTACGAACTGCATAGAATGTGCAGATACGTTTGTAAGTAATATTAAATCACCTCTGGTTCTAACAGCAGTTACAATTCTATTACCTGATGATAATCTTTGGAAACCTGCGGTATTAACAGCCGTTGGTATAAAATCAGTAATAGATTCTTGCGAACCGAATAGCACTGCCATTGGATCGTAAGTTGTAGTTGTATTTGGTGTTGTTTCAGTTCCTAAAAATATTAAATGTCTATCACGTGAAGATACAATCATATAATTAGATTGTGATGGAGCATTAGCAAGTAAGGTTGCTCTTGTATTTCTTGGTACTATAAATGAACTTGTTTGAAAATAATAAGTTTTTCCACCATAAATAGTTGCAATTAAATCTTCACCCCAGTTATCTAATACCCATATTCTTGGTCTTTGAGTTATAACCCCTGTTGGTCTTGGTGTACCCCAAGTAGAAAATCCCCATGATGCAGCTCCCCAACCAATACCTAATTGAGTTGTATCTGCTCCAACATTTATTTGAAATGCTGCAGATGTTGCTGATCCTGATGTTGTAATAGTTCCTGGTGTTCCAAGTTCTGCTACATTGATTGTAAACGTATTAGCTGTTTTAATTTCTTGAATTTCAAATTCTTGAGACATGGTAGTATTGGTAATTGTAGATGATCCAACGCTTACTCCACTTACACCTGAAAATGTAACGAAGTCACCCATCACCGCTCCGTTAGACGTTGCTGTAACGTCAACGTATGTAGTTCCTGATGTAAATGAGAACGTAGCTGCTATCGTTGTAGATAGTGGAGTGATATCGTAATAGTTGTTATCGTAATAAATATATAATTTTCTATCTGTACCAATAGCGCATAATGAATCTCCTGCTAAATCGGTATA